AGCAGAACAAGTGCCAGCCTCAGCGAAACCAAAGCTGTAGGGAAGATCAAGGTCCATGATTTCGAATAGGACGCCAGTCGGCGGGGCGAGTGCGCCTGATTGCTTCAGAATGGCAATCTGGTAAGCTTGAAGCGTGAATTCGAAAGTCAGCCGCGCATTCATGCCGCCTGTATCGGTGACATAGGCGTTGCCCTGATCGGAAAAAAGCAGCGTCAACAGCGTATTGTAAGTGCCGATCGTGCAATTCGATATGTTAGTTAGGGCCTTCGCCATGATCAGCGTGCGAAATGCTGTGTCAGAAAGCGCATAGTTTGACGTTGCCGGCTGCCCCGCATAAAATGCCGACTGCCCGAATGGATCGGCTGAGACAGTTCCGGCCTCTTCGAACCCGAGGGTTTTTCCTCCAGCGACGGTCAGAACGCGATTGACGCCAACAATCCGGCCCCATAAATCGAGGCCATAGCCCTGGGCTGTAGCGATGTTCCAGATGTCATTGTAAAAGGCGTCGATGTTGACCGATGGATCAATTGCGGCGTTGATGCTTCCAATCAATGCCATCAGCGTGGGACTGTTGGCGAACTGACTGAGCACTGTGCTTTCAACGTCTTGCATTACGAAAAGACCACGCTGATATTAGACGCAGAGATCGTCGGCACCTGATTAATCTGCATCAAGACAGACGTTTGATTTGCAGCGCCAACGCCGAGCAATACCGAATAGATCGAGGCCCAGGAGCCAAGCGCGGCAATGTTGGCATAGAAGCGCGATGCGAAAATCCAACTGCCAATGCGAGCTCTGGGGCCATTATCGCCGCCGGTGAAGGACTGGATGATCGCCGCTTGCACAAGTGCCACGGCATTAGATGGGACGCTCGAATTATTCTGGAGCGAAACCGCGAATAGGACCGGCGTGGGGGTTGGAATTTCGAAGGTGACGGAATAGCTCGGATAGGGCGGGTTGTACCCGCTGGCGGCGTCTGTGACGGTCACAGTTGTATTGCCGTTGTAATTGCTTCCGGGGGACTTCTTAGACCAGATAGCTTGCCCTACCGATTGAGCCAATCCGCCATAGGCGGCGACATATGTACTGTTGGGCACAAGCTGAAATCCACCAACCGCCGATATAAGGGCCTCTGATCCAACGGATTGCGAGACGCTAACCTGATATGTGCCAGTCGTGCCTGTGCCGGAAATAAGACCAGAGATCAGGGTGCTTTGTGCAACGCCCGTTCCGACCACAGTTTGACCGACTGCCAGAGTGCCGGATGCAACTGCGGATACAGTTAGCGTGGTGCCAGTGATCGAGCCAGTAAACGACGCCCCGGACGTGACCGAAAGGGGATTGTCCAGAACATAGGCGTCAAGAACGCCCGGAACATTAAGGACCGCTCCAAGGATCGACGGAGCCGAGCCGAGGGCATTGGCCGCAACGCTATTATACCGGCGAAACTCAAATTCAGCGCGGGTTTCAACATTGCTTCCAAGCACCCCGGCAGCCGCATTCGTGATGCTATCCCAGCCTGGGATTGCCTGATAGATCGCGCTGAGATAGCCGATAGGGCATGCAATCGGGCCGGTGGTGGCGCAAGCAAAGGTTAGATTAATGCTTCCCCCGGCAGGAATGGTCCCGGCCTCGGTACAGAGATAGAGGTTGCCCGCCTGGTCCTGGGCCTGCGCCCCAACCGGAATAGGCGTATTGATTAACCCTGAGCATGTTGCAGTCACAACCGTCGAAGATGCGGCAATGCGGGTCAGATAATAAATCCTCCCGATAGCATCCTGCATTCGACCGGCGGCATAGGCGGGATCAACGCCGTTCGCCAGGGCTAGGAATTGGTCGTTGCAATCGCCAATGATGGCCGTCTCGGACGTGACAAGCTGTCCCTGTGGGGTGGTCAGGCTTTCATTGAGGGTGCCGCCGAAAGCCGCCTGGGAATCGGCCCAAACGCCAGTCAGGATTTGGGCTTCAGTCGGCGCAATAAATCCCGATGCACCAAAAACCGGCGCGGGAACATTCGTTGTGTAGGTCATAGATGCCCCTAGAAACTGGCGACTGATACCGCTCCAGAGCCGTCAGTCACTTGGACTTGCCCGGTGAGAACTCGCCCGGAGACGCTGGAGAAGAAGACCTTAGCCGAAACCACGCCCGGCACAGCTTCGGCGGCAGCCACCATTTGAGCGCGGATGGCATTGGCCGAGGCATTCGTCACGCTGAGAAATTGGGCATAGGTAATGCCCTGGGTAGTGTCATAAAAGACCTCGCCAAGCCATGTTCGAATGGCCGTGGCGGCGTCCTGAGCGAGGCGGTATGGCTCCGAGCAAACGGCGATGTTGCCGGAAGCGTCAGCTACCAAATCCCAAGGCCCGGTGGTCAGGTATAGAGATGTCGTCATAGCGGCGGGCTCGTCGGAGTTCCGGGAGTTTCGGAAGTGTGAACGTGGGTGCTGTCAATGGCCTTGCCGTTGCTGGTCAAGGTGCCAATGAACTGAATTGCGCCCGTGATCATCGCAGATACCCCGCTTGCCGTTGATCCAACGATGCCAGCCAGGAAGGTCAAAAGCCCCTCAATCGTAACTGCCCCACTGAAGGTTGATTGCGGCGAGTTGACGGTGAATGAGGTAGAAGCATCAACCTCAACAAGCGGGGCCGTAAGCGTGATTTTGACCGGCGACACAACCGAAATTCCCGTTGTCGAAAACTGCACAAACTGAGTTGGCGTCTGGCCCAGAAACCCAGCGACATAAACCCCATCTGCCATGTCGAACGTGCGCCCGCTGCCGGGATTGGCTTGCCCTTGCGTGGCGAGGACACTGGATATGTCCCGATCAGCGAAACAGGCTAGTCCGATGTCCCCAACTTGCGGGTCAAGAATGACGGCATTCGAACCGCCCTGAAGCCGGAAATACGGGCATTTATAAATGGTGCCATGGGTCTGCGAGTTTCCGAGGCCGTCCACTTGGTTCACAAGCGGCAGAATGTCCACATAGCCCGCCGGTATGTCTGCGCCTGAGTTGGTGACGGCCATGACTTTGACCGGAATTGCCGTGCGAACCTTTGCCAGGATCGACCGGACAAAGAAGTCCTGAGTATTGAACTCATTCCCAGAAGAATTGACCTTCTGGAAGCCGGTGAAGCTGTTGCCGCCGTTAGGATTGGGCATTGAGAGGCGTCCCGGTGAAGGTTGAGAACCATGGCCCCCCTGGCATTTCGCAAGAAATATCGTGGGCTATCTCATGGGCGATGAATTTGCCGTTCGCATACGCAAGGCTGCTCTGAATTTCGAAGACTTGGCCGTTCAAAACCTGCGGGTTGAACAGGGTCCGAACGGTGATGGCGTAATCCCGATTGACCGGATAGCCGATCATCCCGGTAGCGGCTGAAATCAGCGGCACGTTGTTTGCCTGCCCGCGATACCCACCCCTAGGCCAGATTGCCAGAGTGCCATTATCAAGGCCATTCCATTCGATGCCAGCGGCGCGGACACAAGCCAGCATCTGATCGCGGGGGGAGCCGGAAAAGTACGGCGTCGATAGCAGGACGGAAACGCCATTGTTTTCGAATGCGTATCCGTTCTGCTGGGCCAGGGTGGCGAGGATAACAGCCGCATCAGCGGCACCCGGATAGCTGGAGGCCGGAACAATCTTGATGGCCTCAAACGCGCCCGCGTGAGCCGCAAAGACCATTGCCGTGTCTGGCATACCGGACATGTCGATAATGGCCGATGTCACTTGACCCTGGAAAATCACAGGCATTGATGAACTATCGCCCGCCGTGATCTGGATTGAGTTAAGCCGCGTCGCAATCTGTCCATCGGCTTGACGGACCACGCTTGATAGGCTGTTCATTTGCGACATGGTTAGGCCGAAAATGCGGATGCTGGCTTGACCCATTGAAGGTCCGCCAGCCGCCACAATCTGGACCGTACAGCGCAGGCCGGAAAAAGTGACAATATTCGAGCCAGTCTCACCAAAGGTGCCGGTTCCGAGCTTGAATGTCAGGGTGATCAGTTTTTGCGTAAACGATCCCATCATCCGGCCCCGTTCAGGTCACTCGCGCTCAAATAGCATAGGGAAAATCGCGTCCCAAGGCCCGGCGACGAAGGGTCATTCTGGCCTTGGTTATCCAGAAAGGTCAGGTCGCCAACGAATCCAAGGTAGGTGTCTCGCACGATGCGGTTGAGATTCTGACAAATAACGCCCCCGATGATCAAGACGTTGTTAACGTAGAGGTCACAGAACAGGCCGTAATTAGTTGTCTGGTATAGGTTTATTGTGCAGGACTGATTCGCTAGGGTGACATTGAGCGTCTGCGAATAGACATCGGCAATCGGGATGATTTGCATTATTGCACAAAGCCCCCGAGTGTAAAGCCCGTGCCCGCGAGATCGGGAGGCGATGGCGCTACCTGGGCTGTCGCGGCCTGGGCTGGCGTTGGCGTCTGGGGCTGAACCGTGCCGTCGCTGACCTGCCCGGCCCCGCTCGCCTGCTGTGTGTTGGCATAGGCAACCGTGCCGGTGACGCGGACTTCCTCAAGCCAGAGATCAACCGTCAGCATCGTGACGCCGTTGTGCGAAGTGCGCCGGTAATCGTAATGGGTGATGTTGGCGCTCTGGTACGAGATTTCGGGTGTGACAATGGTGTAGAGGTCGAGCGAGCCTGCCGCCGCCTCACATGCCGTCAGAAAGGCTTGGCGTTCTTCAATCGGGCCACCTTTGGTCATGGTGACGCGAGCTTCAAAAGGCGTCTGAACCTTGTTGTAATCGGCAAAAGCCCCCTGTCCCTGGGGAGCGGTGGCATTCCGCCAATCATGCTTGTACTCGACGCCGACGATGCTATCAGGGATGATGGCGGGGCTGCCGTTGAGATAGACGCCCCATTGCGGTTTGTTGAACAGGCTGTAGATCAGCGCAGCATCGGCTACAAGCAGCGACACCGCGTTAACCGTTCCCAGCGGGTTATTCAGCAGGTTAGGAAGACCGTTTGCCATCAGCTAGTCCCATAGTTTGCCTGCGATGCCATGTTGTATTGTTTAAGGCCATCCATCACACTGGCCGCATGATCGTAGGGATCATTCGAAGTCGTAGTTAGATGCAGATTTTGGATGTTGACTTCGCTGGAGTTGGTGTTTGAAGCCATATTCTGTGCTCTAGACTGTTGCAAGGCGGAGGTCATCTGCTGCAATGAAATGGAAGCTTTATTGTTTCCAACGCCCGCATAATAGCTCTTGCCAGTAGCGGGATCAGCAACGCTTGCCCATTCTTGAGCGGCGGATTTAACAGCGGCGTCTATGTCATTGCTTTTGCCGCTGATATAGTCCCCCAGAGCCTTGCGCTTGATCGTCACTAAATATTCAGAAAAGATTTTGTCCTGAGTTTCCTTGCTGAACTTGTCCTTACCGTTCAGTCCAAGAGCGGTTACGGCCTCGGAAAGAGTGCCCTTGATCATCTGATAACGGCCAGCCGCGTTGAACTTGCCAACCTTCTGCGCCATCATGACTTGATCGAGGGTCATGTTTTCAAGGTCTTCTGTGCCGGATTTATATCCTCCAGCCTTGCCCCGATTGACGCTGTTGTAATCTCCCTCGCCGCTGGCGATGAGAGCCGCAACAGCAGAGTGAGCAACGCCACCATTCGCAACGTATGCCTGTTGGGCTGGCGTTAGCCCCTTGGGCGCAGGCATTAGTCCCGATTTCTGAAACGCGCCTATGGCCTTATTGTCGAATTTGGCCCGCCATTCGTCCTCATGGTCACGGGCATAAGAGATCGCCGCAATAGACGCAGCGATACCAGCCACCATGAGCTGGACAGGCCCAAATGCCACCAGCATTCCCGATGCCAGGGCAGACACGCCCGATAGCATCGCAGCCAGCTTTCCGCCCGTCCAAATGAGGAATAGACCCTCGGCAATCGTCTTCCATCCGCCAACAGCTTTAGCGGCTGAATTGGCCCCATGCACAAAGTCAGAGATGCCCTGTCCTACCGCCGCCCAATCGACAGAGCGAATGTATGTGCCAAAATCCTTAATACCGTCAACAATTCCAGTCTCAATCCAGGCGCGGTTTTCCTGCGCCCACTTCTGAAACTCGCCCAACAGAGACACAATGGCCGGGCTAACATCGGTGAGGATGGTTCGACCTAAGCCCTGGAACGTGTCCGTCAGATCGCTATAAGCATTTTCCCGAGCAATCGCAGCGTCGGTATCGGCCTTGGATACTGCATTCAGTTCCTTCTGACGCGCCACCAGGGCAGCAACGGCATCGTCGCCCTTGAGCAACAGGTTGATGGTTCCTTCGTCAAACCCAAGCCCCTTACCGAGCATCTGCGCACGAGGCGCATCCATGCCCTTGAAAGCCTTAGCGGCCATCGCCAGCCGTTCCACATTGGTTGTGGTGGCGGCGAGGTACTTGTTCGGATCAATGCCAGACTGCGCAAGGCTGAACTGCATTTCGGGCGATAGGGTGCCCTTGGATCGGAACTCTTGCATCTGGGCAGTCATGCCCTTGAGCGTGGCGTCCATGGCTGCAGCGGAGCCGCCAGCGCGGACGGCGGCACCTTCCCACGCGGAAAGGTCTTCGGTGGACATGCCGACGTTGGTTGCCAGCCGTCCTAGCGCCGCGTCCGAAGCCGTGATGTGATTGGCAAAGGACGTGATCGCAGCCGTGCCGAGGAAGGCGGCACCGAGGGCCAGGACTTGGGTTTTGATGCCCGAGAAGAACTCACCAGCCTTTTTTCCTTCCGCCTGCATGTTCTTGGCGGTTTTAGTGGCCTCGCCTTCGGTCTTTTTCAGAGACTTCACAGCCTCTTTTTGACCGTCAGTGAAGCCTTTAGGATCAAGGTTCAGAAGAACGACCAATCTATCGATCACATCACCGGCCATGGTCAATCCCTCTTATTCGCCACTCGATTGTTGTGAGCGTCAACGCTGATTATTTCGAGCATGTCATATAGGTCTTCAGCGCCGTAAACGGTGTCAAGCTCGGACAGCGTAGCCATCCGAGTTGACACCACGGCCCCGATAGCGGCAGGAACGTTTACGTATTCTGCGAACTTCCCGACGCCCCCAGAATGTGCTCCAAGGGAGAGCGGACGGCGGGCGGCAAAAAATCCAGGTGCATCAACAGCACCTCGCGGCGCAATTGGGCCATCGTCGCCAGTTCTTCAATGTCATCTTCCTGCAAAGCGCCAACTGGGCGGATTTCAGGCAGAGCGCCTGCACCGCGCACGATATGGGGCTTTGCAGGATCGGGAATGACCGATACGCAACTGAACAGCATTTCGTCCAGCAATTCCCGCATTTCCGGCTTGCCGAACGAACCCATGACGGCCCGAATGCCGAAAGCCGCAACGCCTGCCAGGCCCGAAGTAGCGATGTCATCGGGGACTTCCACCCCCGACAACGCCATGGCAGACAGAACGCGCATTCCCCAATATTCGGACTGACGCACCGGCATTTCGCGGATGAGGAAGTGCTTCCCCTTGTCGCGCCCGTCAGCCGAAATAACGACGGTCAGAACCTTGCGGGCCATTAGATGGCCGCTCCGATGATGCTTTCCCAGTCAATGGTGAATGACCGGGGCTGCAACATCTTCTTGGCCGAGGAAAACGGCGTATACTTTTTCAGGACGCCGTTGACCAAAGTATATGACCGGCCAATGCTAGGAAGCAGGATTTGCCCAAAGGCAAAGTATTTGTCCTGGGCGGCGCGTTCGGCGGTGTACCAAGCCTCGAACAGCGACACCGAGGGACTATCGGCCTGCAAAGCGATGGTGGTGGGGGCGATGGTAAAGACGAAGCCAGCCGACAGAATGCCATCAACGCCGATCTTGGTTTCAGCGACGTCAAGACCTTCGGCGTCGAATGCATCGTCAACGTCGAAGCCCTGCAGTTGCTGAGGCGTGGCAAACAGGCCGGTGACGCCGAGCATGAATACGGCGTTAGCGGAGGAAATAGACGACATGATTACTGCACCTCAATGGAAGCGAGGGTGATTTGCTGGATCGATCCGCCATCGGTGTACCAGAGGTTGATCGGCGGAGACGTGCGGGCAGCGCGAACCTGCGGAGTGGCCTGAAGCACCTGGAGATACCAGCCGCGAGTGCTGAGAACGCCTGCGATGTTGGCCCCGGCAGCGGTGTTGACTTCCACAATCTGACCGGCGGAGAGATTGACGCCGGGCGAGAACACGCCATTCGAAAGAGCCTGCTGGATGGTGCCCTGGCAGACGGCATAGATCGAAGCATCACCAGCCGCGTTGTACGGGACGGAATTGATGTTCGCCAGGAAGTTCAGCAAAGCCAACTGAAGGGCGTTGTTCAGCCAAATCTGGTTAATGAAGCTATCGGCCCACAGATACTTTCCGCTGATCGAGCCGTTCTGGAAGAAGTTGAACTGCTGATTAGCGGTGGCATACGCGCCATAGAAGTTGTAGCCGTTGGCAATCAAGTTGCTGGCAACGGTCGCGGTGGTGACGGTGATCGCCTGCCCAGACTGCGACTTGTAAGCCAGAGTGATGCGGCCATTGTTGGCATTATAATTGATGCTGGCGATAGTCCCGGCAACGAAGGCGTTCAGGTAGCTGTCGCTGGGATCGTACACCAAGATGGTGCCGGAATATTGAGCCTGCCCGATCAGATAGCCCAGCGAGGACGTGGCAGCCGTGCTTTGCGTGGGCGTGATATCAGTATCCCAGGCGATATAGGCGACGGCGTTGTTGGTCGAGTTGGTCCAAGCCGAGAAGGCCAGCTTGTTCGCATTGCCATAAGCATCTGGATTGAAGATCGTGGTGAACGATGCCCAATTAGTGGTGACGATGCGCAGGGCATTCATGAATGTGGCGGGGACCGAAATGGGAGCGGCCTGCGATGTCACGGCACCAGTGACGGAAGTAAGGAACAGCGAGGCCGATAGGCTGCCGCTGGCGTATCCGATGGTGCCAGTTCCGGGAGTGCCGCCGGTCAGAATGAACGCGCCCGACACGCTATCGAATGTGCAAGTCAGAGGCCCCCCGGAAATAGTCTCAGAGATAACCGTCTGGCTCACAGATACAACGTAGGTGCCGTCGCCGCCCGTCCCGCTGATATCGGCGGTAATGGTCGTGCCAACGGTAACGCCAGTTCCAGAGATAACCTGACCAACGGCCAAAGCGCCGGATGTGACGGCGGTGACTGTCAACTCGCCATAGGCACCACTGATCGTTTCCGAAGACACCGACTGAACGGCAGACACGGTATAAGTACCGATGCCACCAGCCGTTCCGGTAATCTGATTGATGATGGATGTCCCGCCAATAACGCTCGAACCGCTAATGGTCGAACCGGCGTAAATGGTGCCGCTGGACACATTCGAAACGGTCAGCACGTTGCCGGTGATCGATCCGGTAACGCTGAAGGTCTCGGGAGCAATCGAGCCAGTGACAACGCCGTCAAAATAGGCGAACCCGGAGGTGATCAGGGCGGCGGCATTGCTGAAGCTGGTAGCCCCCGACAGGTTGATGGTGCCGCTCGTCGCCGTCACGCCATTGACCGTGACACTCAGGACGCCAGAAATGGCCTGAAGCTGGGCCAGGGTCAGGCCAGAAGCATTCCCACCGCGCAGATAGGCCGGAACCGAGACAGTGGCATACTGCGCAAACAGCATGGCAGTGGGGTAGGTCGTGCAGTTCGAGAAACCCGCAAAATAGATAGCGGCGTTGGCAGCCTCAACCGAGGACGCGCCGAAATAGGAGGCGACGGCGGCGGAAGAAGTAAACGACAGAACCGAGCCAACGGGGACGCGGGTATTCGTGGTCAGAAAGACGCCGTTCAAATTCAGCCCAGAGCCGCCAGCAGACAGGACGCTCGGGACGATGTTAACAAGGTTTGACGCGGGGATTGTCATTGCGACAGGCTCCAGTTAGGCAAAGAAAAAGCCGCCGAGCTGGAGCCGGGCGGCGGATGTTTGGCAACTTACCGGAAATTGTCCCGGCTAATTGATGGGGTATTCTGCCCCGACTTCCTTGATGTTAGCGACAAGCTGATCAGCAAAGTCTTGAGGCGTGGTCACGGTCGCGTTGGCCTGAAGAACGGCGTCGATTGACCATCGTTCCTCCACCTGTTGCTCGCCATTGTGGAACGGCATTTGGCGCGGCTCACTGGCATAGAGAGGCCATACATCAACCGCCAGCCCAGCGAAGTATTCAGAAGCGTAGCCAGATCGGAACAGCGTTGAGATAATCTGCACATTGTCAGAACTTGCCGGGCCATGCACATCAAGCTGGATTGTTACCTTCGTCGGCTGCAAATCAATCCGATTGCCAGCGACCGGAGGCGTTAGGAAAGCGCCATCGATATAGGTTGTGACGTTCAACTCAAGCCGCTCGCGCATGATCGGTGTCATGGTGACAAAGTCAACGCCTTCAGGCTCTGCGACGCGATTATCCAAGCCGCGCACCACTTCAATGCCGCCGGGCAGAATGGCGAGGAGGAAGGACCGCAGCGCCGTAAACGTCTGTTTCTCGGTTAGGCTAAGGACGGGTTGGGTCATGATTTGAGCTTAATAACAATCTTCACAAAATTGCGAGACAACCTAATTTTGCGTTCAGATTGAGTTTCTCGATACCCGCCACATATTGTCGATACGGATTCAATCTCGTATCCAGTGAATGCACCGACGATTTCACCGGGCGTTTTATCCATTGGCCCCACGGATATGATGCACTTCTTGTTCAACCCCTCAATGGGGTTATTCTCGAACAGATAAAGGCCATCGGGGGACGATAGAGTTACTTCGCCATTTGTGATGTCTCTGAATTTCATAATTTCCCCTATGATCCATTCTGCCTAGTTACGCACACTTTGACCCAGCCATCCTGGAATGCCCAATTTTCGAGCACAAGCGCCACCAGCCAAACGGATCCATCGGGGAACGTGATCAGGTCGCCGCCCTTGCCATCGGGCCGGGAAGTCGCCTCCCAATTGCCATTGAGATAAAGCGCCCTGCGCTCGCCCTGGATGTTTAGGCCGTCGATTTGAACTAGATCGTTATATTGTAGGCTTTGCATTTGAGCTTGGATGCTGACCGGTGCCGCATAAGCTGGCGACCGCGAACCGTCTGCATTCGTGGTATAGCCAGCCGAGGCTTGAATGGTCACGGTGATGAATGGGTTAACCGCCGATACCGCGCCCGATACAATCGAGTGAAGGTTCATTTCACCACCCCGCTATGCGCAACATGACCTCGGAGCCGACAGGATCGGCAACGGCTTCCCTCATCGCGGCTTCATCCATCGCATTGGCCTGTTCCCGCAATGCAGCAATCAAGTCGCGCAAAGGGGCTGGATTCGGCGCGTCGTCGATATGGCTTTCGTGAAAGTCCGCCGTATCCCTCGCATATTTGGCGCGAAAGAGCATGTAGGCAGCAAAGCGGGCATTGACCGTCTCGCGCCATGATTGGTCGCCGGTTATGACGGCAAGGCGGATGGCGTCTCTGCGCTCTACATGGCCGGACGTGTCAAACATTTCATTTCACCATGACTGAGATGTTGTTCATCATCGTCCGGCTATCGACCAGTGGCTTGGTGGATACGCCGCTTGTGCTCTGGCCTGCCGCGACTTTTGCAGCAGCTTCGCCAACGGTTTTCCCAGTCACGACCAAATCAGGATCAAGCTGCCGCATCTTTCGCAGCATCAAAGTGACCGGCGACAAAGCCGGGCTGTTCACATCGGCAATCGACTGAACCAATGCGCCCGCAATGTCATCTCCCACCAGCTTCAGAGCCTTGTGGGCATCGCAGTTATTCAATCCAAGCGCGGCATTAAGCTTTGCGCCCCACGTCGAGCTTTCCTTGGCAATCATAGGCCGGAAGAACGGACGCGGCGGGATGCTGGCCCTGGGTGCGCCAAACTCTTGAATGTCGGCGACGGATGCGACAGAAACAGGATCGCCGCCCCCAGTCGCCGGATACGTCGCGCCTTCCGCCCATCCGACCTCAACCGAAGCCGATTGCCCCAGCTTCTTCGCCAGCTTGTTCAGCCGATCTTGGAGCTTATCGCCGCCGGTAAATGTCTTGGCTACCATCGGTGGACTCCATTTCCAAGCCCCGGATATCGCACCGGAGCGACGTATCGGAACGTCCTAAACTGCGTGGTCGCCGCCCAAAACGCCGCGCCGTACTTGGTCTGTTGCCAGAATTGAACCGTTCCAGGCGGATAGAGGTTTTCCGTCTGTACGCTCACGCTGCCCTCTGTGGCGTTCGAAATGCGGCCCACCAGCGGCGATGATGGCTGATTATTCAGCGGGGCATTGATCGCGGCAATGTGAGCCGTGGCCATGTTGAGGATCACCGAACGCTGACCCCCAACACTGTCATCGTGGATCGGGCTGCATGGGGTGTTGTCGCAATAAAGCTGTGCCTCATTGAAGTAGGCTTGGGCCATCGGCTCCGCTACAAACGCGGCAAGCTCGGGATACCGTGCGGACCACGCGGTATAATCGAATGCGACGACACCCATGACTTTTACTCCTCGTCTTCAGGGAAACCCGAAGCAGCGCGTTTCACTTCCTTCATGCCGGGGGCCGGGGTGTCTTTGTCAAGACCTTCCAAGCCAGTCCGCACGGTCGCACGCTCGGCGACGATGGACCGAGCCGAGGAATTATCCTTGGCGGCGAAGACGAGGCCATTCTTGACCACGGGCAGGCTGGCATTAGCCTTGACCCACTTTTCCCAGAAGTCTTTCGGGACGTTAGGGGTGAGGCCAGCGGTGCCGGGGGGAAGGGAAAAGACGCCCGGCTGAGCGCCTGAGTAGCCGCCGCGCACGGTCACGCGCTCGATGCCATAGATCGGGAACTCGCTGCCATCGGCCATTCGCTGTTTAGCGCCGGTCGGAGTGTGCAAGTCCAAATGCAGGCCGTTGGGCAGCTTGCACCCGATGGTCACGGTTTCGCCAGTGGTGGCGGGGGCGACGGTTTCGACGTTGGTTGTCACGTTCTGATTTCTCCGAGTATAGGGGCGGGTCATTCCGCAATCCTCCGAAAGAGTGGGGCCACCCCCGAGGAGATGGCCCCGACTGTGGCTTAGACGCCAACCATCGACGCGAAGGCGATGGGATACCAGATAATAGCGCCAAAGGTGCCGCAAGTCTTCTTCTGCCTGAAGTGCGACGTGCCGGGAACAACGCGATGGGCGCGGAGCTTCTCGGAGAAGGCGCAGACGCCGGTCGGGTTGCCATCAACTTCGGTGGCAATGATCTGGGCGACGTTACCGCTGGGCAGCAGGCCACCGTTCGAAGCGCTACCGTACTGGGGAGCCACAACGACTTCCAGCTTCGGATAGTTCTTCTTGATCATGTCCATCACAGACACGTTGAACTGAGTGACGCTGTTCAGAGCGCCCGAGGACTGCGGGGCCAGGACCAGACGGAAAGGCGATTCGGCGGTGACGACGCCGACGCTCTGGGTGATGACGCTGGTCACGAGGTTCTGAATGTCAGCAAAGACCTCGTTGGCGGTCGCCACCTGGGCATTGTTGACGATCCAACCGCCCGGATTGCCGCCGTTCCAAGCCTTTGGGCCGGGAGTGATCGGAGCGGGAAGGCTCGGATCGTTCAGGATGCCGTAGTTCTGGAGACCGGCGATGCCATAGAAATAGGAGTTGTTCAGGAACTTCTCCAAAATCTTGGCGCTGGCAATCTGCTTGCGGCTGGCGAGGTCAATGCGACCACGGCCAGCGCGTTCCAATTCCAGCTCGCCCCACTGGGTCATGGTCTGGGCCAGATAGTTCTGACGCTGCGGGAAAGTGGTATTCAGGCCAGCAGAGCCGGTTTCCTGATAGTCGCCATAGCTGGTGGCTTCACCAGTATATTCCGCCGTCTCGAACATGGCGGTAGCGTCAACCCAGGTGCCCTTTTTGGCTTCCGGCAGAATTTCGGTAGCCTTCAGGGGGGCGGTCAGAATTTCGACGATCTTGGGGTCGAAATAGTTGACCAGGAAAGAGGGGATGCCGCCGTTGGAAGTGGTGATCAGCGACGGCTGGGCATCCATAGCGAGATCGGCGTCATAGAAATCGACGGCTTCCGGCAGAACGATGCCGAAATTGTCCGCGAGATAATTGAATTCAGGATTACGACGGGGAGCCATTGGGCTAGACCTTTCGTGCGGTCAAGAAAAAGCCCGCACGAAGGCGGGCTGCTCGTAGCTTATTCAGCCGGTTGAGAGTGGGGATCAGCCCAGCGCCCACGAACTGATCTTCATCAGTTCGCCGGGGGCGGCGGTGCTCATGACATACCACTTAGTCTCAGTGCTGGACTGGACGGTGATTGTCTCGCTAGCAACAGTCTGGGAGGCAGACACCAGATAAGTGCCGTTGCCGCCAGTGCCGGTCAGGAACGCGGTGATATAGGTGCCAGCGGTCACGCCGGAGCCAGAGATCACGTCATCAATGCCAAGAACGCCAGAGGCAACGACGGTCACGGTCAAAGTGCCGCCGGAAGCGGTGATAGCGGTCGAGGTAGTGGTCTGGGCAATCGACACGGCATAAGTGCCAGCGCCACCAGTGCCGGAAATAGCACTCAGAATGGCAGTTCCAGCGGTCACGCCAGTGCCGGTCAAGGTCTGACCAACGGCGAAGGTGCCCGTGACAGTGCCGCCAACAGTCAGAGTGCCGCCGGAGCCGGTAATGGTGGTAGAAACCACAGTCTGCGAAATCGACACGCTATACGTTCCGTTGCCGCCAGTGCCGGTCAGAAGGCCGGTAACGGTGGTCCCGGTAGCAACGCCAGTGCCGCTCAAAGTCTGGCCGACGAAAACCGCGCCGGTGCCAACGGCAGAAACGGTCAGAGTGGTGCCAGCGATGGAGCCGGTAACGCTGTTGACCGCGATGGTGCTGGCAGAGCCGGAATTGACGGCGATGGAGCCGGTAACACTAGCGCCAGTGATGGTCTGACCAGTGGCAGCCGCCGAAACCAAGCCAGTGGAGTTGTTCACATAGACCTTCTGGTTGACCGAGGCGGAAGTGGTGCCGCTATTGACAGCCCAGAAGTCACCAGCCTGATGCAGCACAACCGGATAGCCGGTCGGGACCAACAAGGAGTTGGAAGCCAGGAAGGCGGTAATCAGCGCCTGCTGTTCGCGGTGAACGAAGCCGGTGGGAGTACCTGCGCCATAGTTGGCGACAGTCGAATATCCGTCCACTTCGCCAGTCAGGGGATTGGTCACGCCAGCGTTGGAATAAGCCCATGCGAAACGGCCAATATAGACGCCAGCGGTACCAGCGACGAGAGCGCCAGGACCGGCCAGGACGGAGGCTCGGGGATTGGCCGAGCAAAAGTCACCAACAACGCCGGGGGCCGGGTTGATGTTGACTTGGGTCTGAAACTGAGACATGGATAGTTTTCCTTACAGAGCGATGGGGCGCTTGGCGTTGGGGAAACGCTTGGCGGCACCAGTGGCCCCGGCAGCGTCCTGGGCAAGCTGGCGAGGGGCGGCAGCGGCCTGAGTGGTCAGCATGCCAACCATGGCCTTAAAGCCAGCGGGGGGGACGCCTTCAAGATCGATGCCCTTGCTTTCGAGGCAGAAGCGGTACACGTCATCGGCGCTGTCCATGGCATAGGCCAGCTCACCGACATGCGGCGCAACGGCCTTCTCAGCTTCGTGAATGGCTCGCATCCGGGCCATCACATTGGCCTCGGTGTCGCGGGCGGTCTTGCGGGCAACGCTGGCGAGAGCGGCGTCCATAGCGGCTTTGGTCACGCCGGGCTTCTCCTTCTTTTCGTCTTCGTCGTCTTCCTCGGCGTCCTGCGCGGGAGGCTTGGCGGCGGGTTCGTCCTTCAGCATCTTGCCGATCATTTCGTGCAGCTTGCGCCAAATGGCCTCTTCGTCGGCCTCGCTGTGCTCGCCGTCGTCTTCGGCTTCGGGCTTTTTGATCGGCTTGGCGGCGTCTTCCTCGTCACCATCGACGGCGGGGATGTCGCTCATGTCGTCGTCATCCTCGGCACCGGCTTTCGGCTCCTCGGGATTTTCGCCGTCCAGGCTGTCCAGCAGCTTGGTGATGTCCTCAAGGCTGGCGTCAGAAGCCAGCTTCGGCTTGATGGCGTTCAAGATACCAGGCTTGCGGGAAGCCCAATTGGCGGCGGTAATCCCGCGCACCAGATGGGTGAAGTCGATCTTGGCGTCTTGGGCCAACTTCGGACGAATGACAGCCTGCAAGGCTCCTTTCGCCAGTAGAGCCTTTGCGGAAAGAGGCTTGGGCATGTAGATGGTCTCCAGTTGTGAATCTCCGACAACAACGTCGGCTCCTGCGCGGCCCACTGGCACTAAGGCCACATGATTGCCGCGAATATTGCGCATAACGCCGTCATACTCGGCACCTTGATAGGTGCCCGGCGTCATGTCGGCTTCATACCGATATGCCGATGACAGTTCCTTCTGTTCCCCGCTTTCGATGCCGTCGATTGCATCGGATGCCCATACGACTAGGCTGTTGCGGAGATACGGCGCTTTGAACTCAGCGTCAGTTCCGGTTGCGCCAACCACTAGCTCGGGCTTGTGATCGTCGGCAGATACCGGGACGTGCTCGCTCAAAAGAGGTATGCCGTTAAACGACGGAGCCGCCTTCTTCAGTTCTTCCGGGTCGCGGAATAGCTGGTATATTTTATCCGGCTCAAGCCCGAGCTTTTGATAGTCCGGGATTTCCTTGCCCATGTAGGGGCAGATATTGGCCTTGCTGATATTCGTCACAGCCACTTTCAGACGGCCATCCTCATCCTTCGTGCGGACGGTGGCGCGGTCTAGGGCGAGATGGTCAGGCTTTGTCATTGGTGGCAACCTCGTATCGAAAGCCCTTGGAGACTAGCCACCCCATGAAGACACCGAACCATGGCTTGGTATCAATGCGGGTTAGAATGCCAATGAACATGGCGGCGCGGATGACGGGCCAGCCCCACCACTTCGGAGCAAATCGAACGTCAATGTGATCGGTCATCGCATCTTCTTCTTTGCAAGGATGGCAATTAAGCGGCACACTTCGGACATCGCGGCGGATCGATCATCCATAGCACCGCAGTCCTTGGCTTCCCTCGCCTTGCTTTCAGCGATGGCGATGGCCTGCCTCTCTGGCTTCCCGGCATCGCGTTCCCGCGCAATATTCCGCGACACGACAGCCTGAGACTTGCCATTTTCGAGCGGCATGATATGATCCTGGGGTTTCAAATTCGGGGGATTGCTATGATCAGGATTAAGTCCATCAGCACCGTTGATGGGGACTGGCTAAACGGTATCAATCAATGCGAATGGGAGATCAGTGACGAAGAACTGGCAAAGACAGGGTTTGACCTAATCGCCATTTTTGACGAGCGCAGGGCCGAGGCCGAGCGAGAGCTTCAGGAAGCAACGCCTGGATGCATCGTAGTCCATTACAACCGTCAAACCGATGACCATTCATCTGAGGCCACTTCAGGGGATTGCTATGAATGACGACGAACGTGAATTATTTATCCGCGTGGACGGGAAGCCGATGGTTAAAATCCCCGGTTTCTTTTATACGGGGAGCATCGCCAAGCTTCAAAATATTGACGATGTTAACCCAATCTCAAAGTGGGGGAATAATGGGGACGAAGTTACTGTAACCGGCCAGCATATGAACGGTCTGTTTAAAATTCAAATCGGCAAGAAGGGGCCTGAAGTGTTCGCCCATCCGCATAATCTTACTTATGACGAACCCACCCCAAAGCCGCCCAAGTTCCCCATCGGAAGTCGGGTTGAGTTCAAGGCCATGCCTGCGCGGTGGGCTGCCAATAGAGGCGTTGGCACAATCGTGCGGATTGGAGATAACAATCTATTCGTTGTTAAACTTGACGATGGGGATGCAGAATTGCTTAGCGGGGACCATCTCACCGCCGTCGATGACGAATCCGATGTTGAATCCGATGACGACTACCGCAAGCGCCTACTTGCCGTCTTTGAAGATATGAGCCTCGGATTTAAGCTGCTTTTGAGGGCTTATCAGGAGCAACTGTCAACGTCGTCCGGCGAAGTTTTGGACGCATACGGAGCGGATTTGGGCGTTACTCGTCGCGGGACTGAAGGGGCGAAGAAATGACGCCCAAACCAGCCGTAGTAATGCAAGGGACCGACGAAGAATACATCAAATGGCTGCAAGACGAGATGGAAGATGCCCTTCTTGATCTTTTAAGGTACGAAGGGCCAATCTATTGGGATTCCGCGAAACCATTTTACGGATCGCCCGGATACAAGCAGGCCCAGGAAGAACGACGGCCTCCGAAGATTACAGCAACGCTCACGTTCGCAGGAATTCCATGCGGGGAAGGCGTTCCAATCGGGACGGATGGCAGTGTGCTTAGCTATGAGGACTGAGAAATGACCGTTGACGAACTGCGCAGGGCGCTTGAGGGCGTGCCGGGGGATATGCCCGTCGCCATTCAGGGTGAGTTCATAACCGAGCCGGATGAAGCATATCCGCGCCACATTAAGCTTGGCGAACCAGTTTGCGGAATCGGATGGGAGCACGAAGCGTCAGAGGCCGACCCGCTCTATTTCTTGATCGATTAAAACCCAGGAATAACCGGCCTCATGACGCACTTGCAGTTCACAAGTGATCCAGGGAGGCAATAGCACTTTGCATCCGGGTCATACCAGCCCTTCGCAACGTCAAACCGCTTACCATCATTGGCGAGATGCGAAGGGCGCGGCTTGCGTCCTCCGTGGCTGTGTATCCAGATTGCCTCTTTGACGCCAAGCTCTTGAAACCGCGCACGTTGAATGTTGGCCGTCGCCTTTCGGTTCTGGTCGCGGGCAATAAGGGCAGCCCGTCGCCGGGTGATGTCATATCGCCCGTGCAGTTCCTTGGACAGGCTGTGTAGGTCGCCACCGGCTGCCACAGAGCGCATTACAGCGCCTTGGATTCCAGCTAGATGGTGCGAGGCTATATTCCTGATCAGTCCAGTTTGCTCGCCTATGGTGGCCTGCAAAATGTCATTAGCTTCGGGCGTAAGCTTGAACTCAATGGCAAACCCGGCCTTCTTCAACGTCGCCATCAAAGCGCCGTCTGCCCGGTCAGCCATCTTCGTGGCGTAATACTTCGCCAGTTCGGGGGCTGCATCGTCAAAGCGTTTCTGCCACCGACGCGCAAGCCGCTTCATCAATATCCGCATCACCATGGCCGGGCTTGCGTCCTGCGCCATTTCTGGCGTATTGGCACGATATCCGGCAGTGATCCACCACGTCAGGCTGGACTGCATCTCATCGATCATGGCGTCAAGCTTGGCCTGAAATGCCGCCTCAACGCCCGCATTCGGGCGCACCGGAGCCAAGACCTTCTCCGTCTTGGCCTTCCGGGTCTTCGCCATGGTGGGTCTTTCGGTTATTTGTATTGCGCGTTGACGACTAGACCAGTGCCCGGAGCCGTTGAGCCTGTCGCCGTAGTGGTCGCGGCAATTTTGATGGAATTGGTAAAGGCAATCCCCGTCGAATTGAACGACATGTTCAACTGTCCAGAGGCCAAAATGGCGAAGGACTGAACCGGCGCAGTTGTACCAACCGTCACGCTGGCGGCGTCGAATACCTGGAGATATTCCACCGAGGCATTCGGATTGTAGACACTTAGGCCGAACAACGTGCCCGAAGACGCCTTGACAGTCGAAGCGGCGGCAAGCTGGGCACCGTTGAAATAATAGGACGTGCCCTGATACGGATCAAGGCCACAGGTCACAACCGAAGTGTCAGGAGCCGATGACGTGATGGCCGCAATGGTGACATTGCCCGTGCCAGTGATGGCCGAGGTCAGGATAACCTGGACCTCGGGAAAGCCAGCAGCGGGGATGGTCCAAGACTGCTGCCCCGGACTTCCGGCCAGGCTAAATGCGCTATCGGTCGCATAGCTGGATTGCCGGGCGCACTTGATCGGGAACCAGTTAGCTCCGTCATACACGTTGAATGTGATGACGCCGCCAGTGATGCCAGCCGCTGGAATGATCGTCAGGGCTACCGTGTCCATTCCGGCTGTGTTAAGCGTGATGGCGGTATTCAGAGCCGTCCCAGATGTCCAGTTCGTAGTGACCGGGGCCGAATAGGCGTCGATCATTGGCATGGGATTTATCTGGCTGACAATCTCGATATTGCCGCTGGCGTCAAGAGTGGTAATGGCGACAGAAGCCGCTTCCTGACCAATGGAGGCCGTAGGGTACTGCGGTAGAGCTGTCATTCGTTAAGTCCTTCGTGCGCATCGGCGTCGTCGTCATGTTCGGTCATGTCCGGCAACTCAGCACTCAGGTCCAGCCCAGAATAAGGGCTGTCCTCTTCACCGGCCAGACGCTTGCGGACTTCCTCGGGAGTGAGGACGCCGTGATCGATCAGGACGCAATCGGCGTCCACATCAGTCTTGCGGGCCGTCGCCAGTTGGGCGGCGTCGAGATTGCCGAGAGGCTCCCAAGCAAAGCCTATGCTGTCGTCAATCTCGCCCCACAGGGAAAGCTGGATGACCTTGAGAATGTAGTCCAGAGGCTTGGTACAGATGGCTTCCTGTGCGGCTTCGACTTCGGTGTTGAAGCACTCAAGCTCACCTTCCGAGGTCGCATTCAAGCCGCTTGGGGTAATGCCAAACATCTTGACCAGGGGGATACCAGCGGGCGCGGCCATATGTTCCTGGCTCTGCGCCTGGAGATGGTCCAGGCCGCTCAACGGCATAGACACATTCTTCAGGTCTTCCTTCTCCTTGTCGCCGATCATCACGCCGTTGTTATCGCGGATGGAGTTGAAAATGGCGGCACGGCTTAGGATTTCGTTCGACCCTCCGCCGTTTAGCAGGCCGGAAAGGTCAGTCAGCAACATCATAATGCTGAAATTGCTGATACCGTCTGAGACGCTCTGGCGGGTGCGAAGCCAGTTATCGACGTATGGCTTGATCATCTGCGACAGCGACAGCCCACCGAAGCTATAAGCGGGCTTCAGAAGGTCGGGGACTTCACGACCTACGATGGTCAGGATGCGCGACTTGTGGACAATCTTACCCATGACAAACCAGTCTTGGGGCTTGTAGAAGTCGGGAACGAGAGGATCGGTCGAATTATAGGCGTTGGGATAGGTCCACATCGGCTCAATAACGCGGATGCCCTTCAAAGCGCCGACGCCGATCTTGGCTGGGCTGAGTACTAGCGGCGTCTTGACCTCTTCAGGCTCTGCGCTGCCCATGTCCAGAAACATGTGAGCGCGACCAAAAAAGCCGTCAAGCTCCAATGCGCGACGGAAGACGCCCTGAACGTCAAGGCGCTTCATTTCGGCGTCGAGTTCAAGAATTCTGTCAGTCTTGTCTTCGTCGCCTGTAGCCTTGAGCTTGACCCACTTGCGGGTCATTTCGCGGGCCAGGATTTCAGACGGGCGGCGATATTCGGAACGCTGGGTCAGTTCGGCCAGATAGGGATAGCCTAGGAAGCCCAAGCCCTCGCTAAACAGGGCGCTTGATTGTGCCCAGCTATAGCTTTCCTCAATGGCGACATCCATCGCCATACCCTTGCCGTCAGGAACGACGCCGGGCATAGGCCGCGCCACTTTCCAGGCGTCCACGCCCATCGCCGCGCCGCTCTTGCAGTCATCAACCGCCGTCTGCCGAATGCGCATGGATGTTCGCACCGGAGCGGACACGGCAGGACGTGAGGCGGCGCGGCGGGTCATTGGCGGGTAATGGCTTTCAGGGCTTCGGGGGAGATGGTCATTCCAGAGCGGCTAGTGCCGATCATGTCGTCGATTGCATCGCAGAGGGGGTCAATCTGATCGTCGTGAGCGTGCGTTCCATCGGCGGTGAAGCCTTCGCATTCTGCGATGAAGTCAGACACCCACGGAGATTGCTCGGGAAGGAAGACATATCCGCTCTCAATGTATCCGACGATGTCCATCACGCGGGTTAGCTTATCAACTGCTCGCTGGATGGCGCGAATGGGGATTTTGCCGTCTCGCTTGATCTCCTGGATCAAGCCTGTTCCGCTGGCCTTGTCTTCAACAGCCATTTGGCGCAACGGACTTGACTTATCTGCAATGTGCTTTTGCCAGAAATCGACAGCGCGGCGTTTTAGCTCTGGGGCTTCCCATTTCCCCCGGATCATATCTATCAGATAAATGCGCCCATCAAGGCCCATTCCCCAGCACTCAAAAACGCTGTAATCGTTGCGCTCTTTGGTCTTCTGGGCAGTATCAGCGAAAATCTTCCTAAACTTGATGGGGGGAAGAATTGAATACCGTCCGAAGTTTGCGCCCTTGATGATTTCGCCGCCGATTACTGTGGGGTTCTGTTGATACAGAGCCTCCCAAGAATGAGACGCCATAGCGGACTTACGCTCGTTCAGGAAATCAACGCTCTTGTGCTCTGGGAAAAGGGCGTCACCAGACTTGCGATTTCCATCATCTTGCACAGCGATGGCTGGGTAAGAATGCACCTTAACGCCGGGGACATTGGCAATCAGTCTCCCGATTGGGTCATCCACATGCCACCGCGTGAGGATGCATAGCAGCCCAGCTTCTTCCGAAAATCGGGTGAAGAAGTCGTCAGTTAGCCATTCCCATGTACCGTCCCTGATCGTCAGGCTACCGGCAGCCTCGCGCCCCTTGATAGGGTCATCAATGATGCCGATGTCCAGGCTTTCGCCAGTGACGGACCCTCGAACGGTGGTGTTACGAAAGTATCCCACATGGCCGACATACTCCAAAATCTCGCGGTTGCGCAGATACTGGCTGGAGATGGTGACTGTGTTGGACGTGTTGATGGACGTTTCAGGAAATATATTCTTGTACTCAACGCTATCATAGATGCGCTGAAGCATAAGATTTGCACGGACGCCTAGTCGCTCCGAAAAGCTGGCGTAAATTACGCGCTTATCAGGGTCTTTACCGGCAATCCAGGCCAAGAACTCAACGACTTGAACGCTCTTGCCATGTTGCGGAGGAGCTTGGATCACGCACTTTGGACGAGACCCAGACTGCAACTCCTCCCAGAATGACTGAAGAATGCCAGCGACTTCTCGCTGCCACCATCCCCACTTGGTCTTTCTATTGCGATGCAAATAGCGGCGGAAAGACCAGAACGATCTACGCGCCTGCTCTCTTTTCGCATGCTCCGCCTTGGCAAGGTCAGAGAGGCTCGGACCCGTCGAGGGCGGCGAGTTTTCGCAAGTCGTCATCGCTCATCGTGCTCACATCAAGATGCTGGACGGGGCCACCATTCGGGCCAGTCACTACGGTTGTGAGCTTGTCGCTATATCTAGCGGCCACCTTCCCTGCATACCATTTGCGGGCGTCAATGCGGACTTTAGCAATGGCAGGATCAAGCTCGGTATCGGCAATATCAATCACTTGCTCTGCTAATACATCTGCACGAATGTCTCGCGCACGCGCATATTTCGCAGCAAATCCATTCACGTCATCCGTCACCCAACGGCGTACAGTACTTTCCGGGGGGAACCGCTCATCTTTGCAAATTTTGTTAAGGCCGTCTCCGCTCTCAATGAGACCGAGAATTTCAATGGCAATATCATGATTATATGTGCTTGGCCGACCTCGCGGTTTAGGATCAATATCCTTTGACTTCGCCATTTCCCGAAATCCTCTGCCCCATATCGCCGGTCGCCGCGTCCCTGGCTCATTCCAGTTCGGCAGCGATGATCCGGCGAAGTCGCGGCCATTACCGGGTTATGAGCTTGCCGAAAGGGACCGGCGCGCATGGCCGCTTGGTGTGCTCCGGCCCTTCACAGAGGCCAGCCGAGAAATTCCCTTCGGCGACTTGGTGCCGGGTGCAGGGATTGAACCCGCGACATCCGGTTTACAAAACCGGCGCTCTAAGCCGACTGAGCTAACCCGGCTGAATTTGGAGGTGCGGCCATTTAGGCCGCATTGCCCGATGGCGCGCATCGCGGAGGCCATGGGCTAAATTATTTTATAGGCGTTACGCTAATTTTCCGTTGACGCCATCGGAAAAACGCCTATAATGGGTACATCAAGAGGGAATAGCCCTCACAAACCGGAGTAAAGATTATGGCCTACATCGTACAGAAATCCGCCGCCAAAATGCCATCGTCGTGCAAAGGAAAATATGTTCGGATCGCGGTACTTGAGGTAGCCGACGGAGTTACTCATGTATCCATGATTTCCGATAGGGCCAAGGGGGTGAAGCGCGTAGTTAGGACATGGGAAGGATGCCACGACGGAAAAACGGCGAAGTCAGCCAGCCATCTGGCTTTGGCCGAAGCTCATGAGTTGGCCTTCACCCTGAACCAATCCGCATCATGAGCCAGATTGCCACTATTGCTCTGCCGTTGAGCTAGGGCGGCGAATTTGGAGGGGCGGCTTAAATTCCGCTTACGGTCCCTTCCGGGTGCCGCCCCTTACCCGATGGGTCGTGCCCATGGGTTGTCTGAATTTGAAAGGCCGCTTGTTAGGCTGACACCCGACGACTACGGCACCTTGGGTGACGTGTCTAACCGCTTCATCCCGGCGTTTCCTTGCAAGTCCTACCGGGCGATAGGCGGAGCACCCTAAACGAACAACGGATGGACTCGAACCATCGGCTTACGCTTTGTTCCCGGCGTTTTGGCCCTTAGCCATGAGGGAGCGCAGTTCTACCAACTGAACTACATTGTTCGAAGCTTACCGCGTTGCAAAGCGCGATCTCTTGGGAGCCTTGCGGCTCTTAATTACCCGCCGTTGCCGGCTGGTGCGTGGGGCAGCTGTTCCCACCTGTAAGGGCATCTAATTAGTCGCTCAACATCCCTCGGGCTGCCGAGCTATCGCCCATGGTCATTTGCCACAGACGGGTTAGGTATCGTTGGCCCGCGCTTCTCACTTCTGAGAAAGGCGCGGGCTCTGCCAGCGAGAGAAAAACCCACATTCTGGCTATTCTGGGAATGTGTCAGGGCTGGCCTCGTTAGCCGATTAAGCGGAGGGATGAAACCTCTGCGCCCCGAGCGCCTGGAAGGGGGAATCTCCCGGCGCAGTCATAAACCTCACATCCTAGTTAATTTAAACCATAAATGCGGTTGGCTGTCAACGACAAAAATACAGGTCTAAGCAATTCTTGAGATTTTCCATCGGCCAGTGAGTGTCCCGCATTCTCTGTTTGGCGACAGAGCGCAGGCTATAGCCTCTGCAAAGGATGTCGATAGCCGCCGCCGCGTCGAAGTCCATGGCCTCGCACATATTGCGCCATGCTTCATAGTTTCGGTAAAGCCGGATCACGCGGTCGGTAATGCCCTCGCCGCCCTGGCCGCTCGGGACGTAATCCTCATACTGCGCAATCCCGACTGACCGACCAATGTGGATATGCATCCAAGCTTCTGCGATCTGGTCCCAGGCCGTTAGCTGATCAGGGGAAAGTGATTCCAATAGCCGTGAGTTAACCTTGCGAACGCGGCCAATTTCTGGATAGTTGCGGGCCTGCCAATCGGCTGGCTCCATTCTCTCGGTGAAATAGATTTCCCTGGCCCGACGTGCGGAAACCACCTTCTGTTGTAGCGCCAGCATAGAACCCCCACCAGATTTGCCAGACACGGCAATGGGGACTTTAAACTTATTTTTGGATTGTCGCAATGACGACTATTCTAAACGCCTTGTTCGATTGCAATGCGTTCGACAAATGCGCGGTCAATGTCGTTGGGGATTTTGGCAAGATCGAGAAGGACTAGGCCACGGTCACGATGGATGGCCTTTGCCATTAGGCGTATTTGGTCTTCATCGGCGGGGTTTCGTTGCGCTCGGCATTCGGCGGAACCCGGCCTAACATCTGAAAAACGCGGCATAGTCACTTCAGTCTTCATCCTAAAATCGCTCCGGTACATCCGCCGATACTCAGCAAATGCTATCTTAATCTGCGCCCGGAGCAACGCAGCAGCACTAGCCATTACCATCATCTCCCGCGCTATGGCTAGTAACGCTTGGGAGAAATTAGGCGGGCATGGCTTGGCACAAGCTGGATGATCCCATGGATACTTCAAGCTTCTCCACTGACGTCATCCTAGTGCCTCGCACGTCCTTCCGTGCCGCCGCCTAACTGTCTCGGTGTGGCGGGATTGTCCCGCCGTGTTGTGGATAGGCGTGGTCTCGACGCCTCGTTTTACTTCATGCCTTTCGACACTCGGAAATGGTGGGGGCGGATGGATTTGAACCACCAACCTCAACCCAGCCCGATTCTCCACAACCTGATTACCATTCGCGCAATGTTGCACACCGAATCCTAACCCCTTTCGGGGAATTTGCTACCGATGGGAGGAGTTTAACCTCGGCATATCTGCCATCCTCCAGATTATCATTCTGGCGCTCGTCCCGAGCTTCCATCGGTCACCAACAATCTACAAAGCTCGCGTCATGTAGTCAATACGTTATTTACCATCTCTGATGGCGCGGATAAGGGAGTTGCTGAGTCATGGCGTCACCAGTCCTATCTCGATCGTGGTCCGCACGACGTCGCGTTCCTGCACCATTTGGCCGCAGAACTCATGCTCCGAGACATACCGCGTATGGACAATCTCGCCGGAGGAATTGTAGGTTTTCCAAATGTCGATAACGCGGCATTTTCGCGGGTGTTTTCCGCGCGTAATGTATTCCGTGCCGATAGGAAATTCATCTGGCATGATTTTTGCCTCCGGTTAACAGTTTAGGAAAGCCGGGGTTTTTCACCCGATAGATTGCTCATTCACCCATCCAGCCTTATCCCAATAGCGCACGGCTCAAGCTCCGGCCCGCTCATTTGGGGGATTTCGATGATATGACGGCTCGCTCAACATATGGAGGTGCCGTCCCCCAATTGGGATGGAGCGCCCAATTCGCAATGTCGGCAATCATGGAGATTGCAAGCTGATAGCGAGGGTCTTCACCCGTCAAGGCTGGCTGCCTCCAGCTTTGAGCAACCGTGTATAGGTGTCGGCACGTCTCGCGCTTTGTGGGCTCACTCATTCCTCATCTCCTCAGTCTGCGCCAGCCTCGGCGCTTCCCAAAATAACCCGAGCGGCATCAATCGCAGCACGGTAATTGACCGCATGTCGATTGTCCTCGTGGGTTCGCGCAACGGCCTCTAAAAACCCACCGGCAGCCCCAAAGAAGCAACCGGCCCGAACTCGCAATCCCTGGTCTGTCCGATGTACCGCCAGATATGCGTTTCTCGAACCCATTGGCCCTGCCATCCAAATGGGGTTTTCCCCAATCAGCTTTTCGTCGTTGTCGAGGTTGGCACCGTCGAGGCTGGCACGGGCGAGGTTGGCACCGTCGAGGCTGGCACGGGCGAGGTTGGCACCGACGAGGTTGGCCCCGACGAGGTTGGCACCGACGAGGTTGGCACCGTCGAGGTTGGCACCGACGAGGTTGGCACCGTCGAGGTTGGCACGGGCGAGGCTGGCACGGGCGAGATTGGCACCGACGAGGTTGGCACCGACGAGGCTGGCACCTGTCTTGACAGCCAACTTAACCGCTAGCCCAACCTTAATTCCAGTCTCGGCGTTAATGTCGCAGTCGATTTCAGCCGAGAACTGAACTTGACCTGACCATCTGTTTTTGATGTCGAAAAACATGGTTTGTGATCCTTTTAGCTTGACATTATTCCGTTAATTTGCCATCGCGCCTAGCGCGCCGACGAGGGCGATATCGGCCTTATTCTTCGTTGTCCCGATGCGTGATTAATCTGAGTTAGGCGCTTTTGCGGGTCATTAGACATTCCAATTTTTACGGCATCAACTCCATCTGAAGTCATCACATACACGCATTTTGCATCGTCAATCGTGCTCATGACACCTCCAAAATCGGCAGCCGGGCGCGTGCGCACGCACGCGCACCCCCGCGAGAGATTTACTTGTCTTTCTTCGCCCGCTTTGTATCAGCCAGAAGACGCCGAGAATGAGACACCGCGCCTTCTCGAATGATATCCGATATAGACCGTCCAGTTTCGCGTTTTGCCTTCAAAAACAACTCGTTCTGATCATCGCGGAACCATATCGTCCTGGGAATTGGGAACGCTTTAGGCTTTTCGCTTTCTTCATCGTCCATGTCTTATCGCCTTTAATTTATATTTCACAAAGAAACATTCTCATATTTCTTAGATACAATCAACAGGAAAATCATCCTTATGGTATGGGAATATTTCTATAGAGAAATATATTCCGATTTTGGGGGAAAATTCCAAAACACCCATAAACACCCTTGTAGAAGACGCCAGAAATGTGAGACACTGCCTTTTGTAAATTATGCCGTTTCATATAAAGGGAAAGCCAAATGCTGATCACTGGTGATTTCCGGCCAGAAACCGAGTTTAAGCTCACCGCGCCGCCGCAAAATATGCAGCAAGCGGCGTTCATCGCAATCAACCGAGATTATGTTATTGTAACTCGAAGGTTGTCTGAAATCCTCGAACTTCCTGAAGATTGCCCCGTCATCGCAAATTGGCACGGAGAGCGCCGAACGGACGCCTTTTCAACAACGGTTGGATATCTTCGGAAATTATCCGAGGAGTTTGGCAAGTGACCGTATATTCATATGCTCGCGTTTCGACAGTTGAACAAGCGTCTGAAGACAGAAGCTCACTCTCTACGCAAACAGAAATATGCGCCGCAGCCGCAATCATCGCTAAGTTGGCAAAGCCAATTCCATTTATTGACCCTGGCGTGTCTGGATCAACCAGATTGGCAGATCGTCCAGAGGGCGGAAAAATGGTTGCCAATCTTAAAGCTGGCGATGTTGTCATTGCCGCGAAGCTTGATAGGCTTTTCCGATCAGCAGCAGACGCATTAAACAATGTCGAAAAGATGAAGGAAGACGGGATAAAACTAATCCTCGTAGATATTGGCATAGGGCCAGTAACCGAGTCGGCAGTTGCAAAAATGTTTCTTGGCATCCTTGCCAGCGTGGCAGAATTTGAAAAAAACCGCATTTTGGACCGGATGGCGGCGGGAAGGGCCGGAAAAAAGAAGATTGGGGGTCACGTCGGCGGGGATGCTCCATACGGTTACGAAAAAGTGGGCATCGGGAAACGTGCCATGCTGGTGAACAACCGATATGAGCTAAACATAATTTCAATTGCAAAGCGTCTATCTGAAACAGGCGTATCTCAACGCGCCATCGCCAAGCGTCTGGACCATATGGGGTTGAGAACACGCAGCGGAAAGCCTTGGACTAACGTTCAAGTTGCGCGAATTATAAAACGCGTGCAACACTCTCCTCGTCATGTTTCACCCGTTCAAAACACGGCGGAATTGACAGTAGACCAGTGTTCTGACATGGGTTAAATCCTTAAATCAGAACACGTTACCACTGAGCCATATGACTTGCGGTAAATTTAGAAAAGGAGCCCTGAAGATGAACTTCTACGGACTGCGCCAAGCCAAGGGAATCGTCAAAGCCCTAAGTGTCAACGTGAAGGGCCAGGCAGATCCCTACGCCAAGGGCTATCGGGCGGCGCTGAAAGACGCTGAAGCGGCCATCAAGAAAGAGATTGCCGCCACCCTCCCCGCTAAGGGCCTGCCTGACGTTTTGCAAGATTGATCCACGAGGAGCCTATCCGATGCAGCCGATGACCCCGCTTCAGGATTTCACCTTCGCCACTCGTTTGGCCGTGCGCCGGGTGCTCGGTTGTTCGACGGACAAGGCAATCAATTTGGTGGGCTGCCCATCCGACTTTTTCGAGGATGGCTCGTTCACCCCCGAGCAAGCCGCCGCCGAGATCGTCGCGGAAGCGGCAAGCGAACACAGTCTGTAAGGAGGCCCTTGGCCATGAGTGTTGAATTACTGAATCGTCTCGCAGGCCGCGAGGGAAAAGACGCCTACAAGACAGTCGGGAAATGCCCGCTCATGACGGCGGGGGAGCTGACCCTGGTTGCGCCCCTAGTCGAGGGGGGCTTGATCACTATCGACGAAAGCTCTTTCCCGATCCTGTCCAATATGACGATGGGCCGCGCATGGGCTGTTTTCACCGAAGCCGGGCGCGAAGCACTGACTGCGCTGTAAGGAGGGGTCTATATGGCATGTTACATCTTCATCCCCTTGAATAATTTTGGAAACGGTCACGCCCAAGTCATAGAGGTGATCATTGAGGGCAGTACCCGTCTTTCCCCTCCCCGTCATAAAAACCTCTATCGCCCGTCCATCATCGTCAAATCCTACGCTGACCGAGAACGGCCCAACATCGGCGGTGACGCATAGACGCCTGTTTTTAGGATGCGTCCCCATTAACCCTTATCCCTTTGAAAACAGAAGCTCCAGTCCTCGGGTCTCGCACAACGTCGAACGGCTGCGAAACGTCTAGGCCAAGCTCGACCAAGATCAAGCTTATCTCGTACTCGCTCTTTCCGGCCAGCCTGTCAGCCGGGATGTAAAGCCTGATCCTGTCGTCTCTCATGGTGCAGTCCCCTCGTCATAATCATAAGTGTTTGGCCCGTCCTCTCCGTCACGGCCTTCCGCGACCCATTGATGATACTCTGGCGTCGGTTCTCCTGTCATGCATCGGAGTTCAACCGTACCGTTATCCCATTTGGCCTCTGTCGATTTAACAGGAGTTCCATGCAGGATACGGGCCACCTGATCTAAAACCCATACTTTGTGATGTTCTCCTTCGATTTGTCCATATGACCCAATGAAATAGATTGCCCAATCAGCGGGCGTCATATTGGAAATCTCAATCGGAAATTCCCCCAGGTAGCCGATCATGTGGACGTCCCCCCTAAATTGATACGTATCGGTCCTGGAAATTGTACACTTCCAAAGTCACATTCAAGTTCCTTAATCCGCACATTCCCGCCATGAACCGCGTCTTTCAACGTCTCGATGACCCCGGCCTGTTCTGCCACTTTGGCTCGGAGGATATCCGTTTCACGCTGTTCCGCAATTAGACACCCGTTCAAAATCTCGTTTTCCTTCCGAAGTGCCAAAACCTCATCGCTGACGGACGCCACTGCCTCGTCAACCTCTGACGGCGTAAATTCCCCGCCCCAAACATCTTCGCCCATTCCGGTCATTTCGGCACCTCGTTATCGTCCATATCGGAAACCTTGTAATCGATATCGGCAGTTATGCCTTCGGGCCAGTCGAGAATGGTTCCGTCATCAAGATCGATCACCGGGCACCACTCATCGCCACTGCGCATGGGGATAGATCCTTGATCGCCATCACTGCCATTCACCGAAGCGTCTTCCCAATACCGAACGCCACAAACGGCGCGAAGATACTTGACGGGGACATCTCGCTTAATCGTTACGGTAATTTTGTGCATTTAGACCTCCTGGCATTTCATTTTAAACCACTGGACGGCCCGCGCTCCGCAAGGTCCGAGGATTTTGCCATCCTCGGTTTCCAAAGCGGACATCTCCTCGGCGCATTCCTTCTTGATATCTCCCTGCACCCACTTCAGAAACTCTCCCGTCTTCTGGATGAATGCTCCCTCTGGGCACACTTCGGACAACGCCTGCTGAAGCCTGGCCTCCGTGACCGCGAATGCCACGAACTCGGGAACTCCCTCCAGCAAAGCCGTCGAGATGGCGACCGCCTCCTTGTGACCGTTGACCCTGTGGGCCTCGCCCTTGGCCTTAAATACCCGACGCCCAAGGTAATCGGGGGAATCGTCCATGACGCTTAGCGCCCGACCACTACCGATGCTATCCACAGGGTAATAAACCAGCCCTTCTCCCGTCCCGTCCACGCCGAAGACTTCCTTGATCCAGGGATCAGAGGATTCCACCGCCGCTACCTGTTCGTTCATGTGGGCAACGATGCTCTGCGGAACGCTGGAGAAGTTAACCGTGAACTCCTCCCCGTACCACGGCAGAACAAAAACGTCGGGATGCTTGGGGGCGTAGACCCGCAGGTCGTTTGGGTCCGTCAGGAAGTTGTCGCCCACTTTCACGGCGAAGACCGCGAAGATTTTCCGGTCCAGCTTTGACACGGCAACGCCGCGCTGCACACCAGGGCCGCACCACTCCCCGAAAACGGTAACGCCATCGGGTCCGGCAAACCCGGAGCCGGCCACCCATGCGGCGAAACCGGCGTTGTCCTGCTCCGGCGTAATCAGCCGGGTACGGCTCTGCGCCACGGGGCCGGTCGGAGTGAACGTGAACGCGGCGTTCGTACCGTGCAGTTTCACTTTCCCCCGATAGTTGACCGTGCCCCGGCTAGCGCTGTTGCGAACTACTGACTCGAACGCCTCAATCGAAGGCCACTTAACAAACTCGACCATTTTTCTCTCCATTCCTCGATATGGCCATTAAAGCCGTTTTAAGCCGTTTCTGGCGTTTTCCTATACAGGCATAGCGGATGATGTGCCTTCTGCCGCCCTGGGTGCGTTTGGCGGGGTTTTAGACACGGTTTGCGCATCTTCCGGTTCCTCGTATGGCTTAATCCCAAACTCCGCCATGATTGACAGCGGAACCTTGCATCCCTTGCTTCCCGGCTTGGGTCCGTCAATGTTTTCAAACCACAATGGTTTTCCGTCCCTCATGGTCCTAGTCGTAAATTCGACCATGTGAACCCGCCAAATCTCATCTTGGGAAAGCTTCTTGGGCTTTTCGGGCTCTGGGTTTTCCTTGCGGTCCCCGATTGTTTCCATCACCCGATCTAGGTATGACCAGGGATTTCCGATAGTAGCGCCCTTGCTCTCAGCGGCGGTATATGTGTCGGCAATGGCGTCTAGGATTTCTTGGGCGGTCAGTTTCCGGTCAAGCCAGCCTCGGACCTGTCGCAAGCCTTCGGATGAAGCCGACACCAGCTTGGTCTGGATTTTGTCTTCCGTCAATCCGTGCTGCCTCCAAACGGCTTTGCGGATTTCATCGATATTATTGGTTTTCAATCCATCATCATCCAAGCTCGGAAACGACGAGTTGACGCGTGAATTCGAGTTTAAGGGGGTAGGGGGATTATCCTTTCCTTTCCTTTCCCTTCCCTTCCCTTCCTCCCTGTCGGTCAATTCAGAAATTGACGCGTCAATTCCAAATTTTACGCGCAAATTTGCTAGGGAATACCCGTCAGCTTCAAGGTCTTTTTGCAGAGCTAATCCAGATACGGGTCTTCCGGCATTGCAATGCCGGCAAAGAACTCGAAGATTTTCCTCAACATGCGGACCTCCACACGACCTAGGAAGGATGTGGTCAATTTGAAGGTTTTCGGTTGATCCGCACCTAACGCATGCATGATTGTCCCTGTTAAGGATTTGATCCTTCAGGTCTTTAGTTGGATTTTTATATGGAGCTTTCTCCCACCCATCTGGGGCAGGTAGAATACTTTTCGATTCCCTGGGATTTACGTGCTGGTGTTTGATAAAGCCTGGGACAAATGCCAATCCATCCCCATAAAGCTTTACCACTCCAACTGATACAAGCTCATCGCATAAAGCTTCAATATCGCAGTCATCAGAAGGAAGATACCGAATCTTCAAGGTTTTTGGCTTCCAGGGAAGCCTACCCTCCTTATCGGATTCGCACCATATCCCTATAAAAAGAAGACGCGCCAAAGGAGAAAGAGAGCACGTATCTTCTGATGTAAAAAATTCCGGCTTAACAGTACGAATACGCGCCATATGGAAACCTCGCAGCCCGCAAATTAGACGTGGCAACCAACAGTGCGGGGCTGCGGGTGCGCAACGGTGGGCTGTCCCGGAACCTCCGTCGAGGTCTTATCCCGGTTTAGCCACGCCTAATCTCAGTATTAACCGATATTGCCAAACTTTGTCAATGCCCCATCAAACGAAAGTCTAACAGTATTGACAGGGCCGCGCCTTTGCTTGGCAATGATAACGTCTCCAGTTCCTTGGCAAGCCGTTAAGTTAACAATCCAATCCTCATAACCCTTTTCACCAGCGTTCTTCTTTGACCGTTCTAGGTAGTATTCCTCTCTATACACAAACATTACGATATCGGCATCCTGTTCAATGCTTCCAGATTCTCGCAAGTCTGATAGCAGTGGCCTTTTGTCTTCGCGTTGTTCAACCTGCCTGGAAAGCTGGGATAGTGCCAAAATCGGCACATTAAGCTCTTTCGCCAAGGCCTTAAGATTTCGGGTGATTTCCGAGACCTCTTGCGTCCGGTTTTCTGCCCCACGCTTACCAGTCGATTTCACCGGCTGCCCGATAAGCTGGAGGTAATCGATCACGATCAGGGCGAGCCCTCCCTTACGCTTCATCCTCCGCGCCCTGGTGCGGATAGCCTGGACTGACAAAGCTGGCTGGTCATCGATCCTAAGTGGAATTTCGGCAAGGCGCTTAGTCGTCTCTTGAATGGCCTCAATGTCATATCGAGACATGGCCTCGCCCAGAAATTTATTTCCGAAGACCCCGCTCTCTGAACAGACGATGCGCTGGGCAAGCTGTGCGCGGGACATTTCGAGGGAGAAGAACGCGACGGGATGGCCCTGGCTGGCGACGTTGAATGCAATGTTCGTCGCTATGGCCGTCTTTCCCATAGATGGCCTACCCGCCAGAATACCCAGATCAGTGGGGTGCAAGCCGCCTGTTTCCTTGTCCAGGGCATAGAGCCCCGTCGAAATCCCGCGCAGTTTCCCATCTGATTTATAGATAGCCTCCGCCGTCTCTAGAACCTCCGCAAGCGGTACTGCAAACGCAACCGGCCCGCTTTCCGAGGTGGCTTCAGCTCCTAGGTTAAATAGGCGGCTTTCAATTTCCTCTTGAATGGATGTCGCAGTGGTTTCCGTCGTTGTGTCGAATGCTGCGTTAACCAAATCCTCGGCAATGACGATCAGTTCACGACGCTTGGCAAGGTCTTGGATCAAGCGGCCATACTCAGCCACGTTTGACACAGTAACAGCTGACGCCGCGAGCCGTGCTAGATAGGCATTTCCGCCAAGATCGGATAGCCCCGCGTCGCCGTCCATTGCCGTCTTGACGGTCAGAACATCGGCCCTGCCGCCACGGTCAGCAAGGCGGTTGATTGTCTCATAAATTCTGCCATGCGTAGGGTCTGCAAAATGGTGGGGATGGAGGAATTCGACTACGGCTTCTAGCGCCGAGCTTCGGAACATCACAGCCCCAAGCAATGCCTGTTCCGCCTCAAAATTATGGGGCGGGAATTTCGGTTGATCGTTCATCGGTATTTTCCCCGGCTTGATCTTGTCTCTTGCGAAGGTCTTTAATCAGTCTGTCGAAAACATCCCCCACAGGCTCGAAGTCGCGTTCATCATCAGACATAAAGATTGCGTTCCTCAAACCATTTCCTCCACTCAGCCGCCATCTTCCGGGCCGATCTGGCACAAGCTTCAAGGCCTGCAAGGTTTTCATCTTGGGAAACAATCGCCGTAGCTAGGCTATCCCAGGCTTTGTAGAACGCGCCTTCGGGGTCCATATTGAGGATGCCCCGTTGCGTCAGGTCTTCGAGCCACTCGACAAATGCTCGGACCGCCGTAACGGCTCCCCGGCCCTCGTATGGGGCCAGTAGCTCGCGCTGAGTACGATCCAAGCGGCGGATCATCTTCCGGCGCTGGGCATCGCTTAAATCGGCTAGGGGCTCTAATAACACGGCATTGAACACAATCCCGGCAGAGCGCAGAAACTCAACGTCCGCGCCGTCTACCGGGATCAGCACGGACACAATGCGGTATGCGATACGGGCTGGCATGGCAAGCTCGACGCGGCGGCGGTCAGATAGCGACATCATGCATCCCCATGTGCGCTAAAAACGCATTTCCATTCGGTGATATTTCCATCGTTCCACCAAGCCTCGCCGAATGGATTGTGATGGTCTGGAAGCTTGTGCGGGTTATAAGCCTCAAATTGGATAATTACAGTTCTCCCCACCTTCATGGCCCACGCCATCGCAGCTTTATCGGTTGTGAACCCGCGAACCGGAGCGTGAATTGCGCCGCTTTCCCGATACTTTCGAGCGCCCTTTTGACTGGCGGCATGGAATAAGATCATATTCACTCTCCCCTGTGCGGCACGCCCCACGCTTTGATCGTGGCGACGAATTCGGTTAGGTCACGGCAGATCGCATATTCGGCGTCCATAGCATCTGCCAAAGCCTTGAACTTCTTTTGGCTGGTGGACAGCACGCCCTTTGCGGATTTGAGTTCTATAAACGCGACGATTGTATGGCCCTCTGCCCATCCAAAGCGTCTTCCTTCATGCCACATAAACACCCAATCTGGAAACCCCGCAAGCTGCCCCTTCGCCTTGGCCTTTGCTCCGGCCCTAGCGCCCTGGCGTTCGTTTTCAGAATGGTGCGCGATAACCGATGGGTGCAATGCCATCTGCACATATTGCGCCGTGGCGATTTGCAGGGCGTCTTCAGGATGTTGCATTATGGGTTAGCCTCATAAAACAGAATAGCACGACCGATCAGTTCTGGAATGTATGGAAAAACCGCATTCCCTAGGCATCCAATTAGGTCCAACCTATGGGAAACCCCATGAACCCCTCGGCCCAAGACGGGTTGATGATTCCAGTGCTCTCTGGATAGAGTAGTCGCATTGTTGATGGCAGATCGCAGCCACGGCTCGAATCTCGCCACATGCGTTCCGTCCGCTCTGGCTTGCATCCCCCGCGAACGTCGTGTTTGGTCAGAGTTGGGAGAAGGCGCTTCAGAACTGTCGCCAGACCGTCCCCGCTTGTCTTGCTGGTCCCCTTGCGGTTGTAGTTCCCGCACTTCGTCAGGGTAGGCAATAATCCATACGCGGTCCCGGTCATGCTCCGCGCCAATGGCGGAAGCCGGAATGCAGTGCCATTCTGCATTATACCCGAGCGCGGCCAAGTCTCCGAGAACTCGGCCAAACCACCAACCTGGCCTTTCGCTAGGGCCAGCAAGCAAGTTTGCGACGTTTTCCACAATGACATACCGCGGTCGAAGTTCGCCAATAAGACGGGAAAACTCGGACCACAGGCCAGATCGTTCAGCATCGATTCCGGCGCAGTTTCCGGCGATGCTAAGGTCTTGACATGGGAAGCCCCCGCAGATGACATTAACGGCAATTCCATCGGCAGCAAGCTTATCTGAGGTGAGGGTGCGGACATCTTCATAGCAGGGCACCTCGGGCCAATGTTTCCGCAGCACGCGGCGCGGATAGTCTTCGATTTCGCAAAAGGCGGATGTATTAAATCCGCCTGTTCGTTCAAGCCCCAGCGAAAATCCGCCAATGCCGGAAAATAGGTCTAGGACGTTGAATTGTTTCATGGCGCGATAACAACCTTCCATCCCATCTTTTCCGCGTAGTCCCTGGCGCTTTTTTCCTCGTCATATCTGATAAGAAGGCTTCTCAGATTGTCGTCGTCATCCGGCCAAGTGTAGATCGCGTGAATCTCCCATGCGCCGTTGATGAATTTAAGGTAGACGATCATGGCAGTCGTCCGATGTGATCTTCATATGTTGATCGGCACATCATCAGGAGGCCTTCACCTCCATCAAACTTGAACGGCATGGGCTGTGCAGGCGGCTCGAATTGTCTCATTCCCGCAACATCTTTTGGAACAATCAATCCGGGAAGTTCCAAAATCCACCGAACATATCTCGCATTAAAAATTGCAGTTCCGATGCAAACGGACTGCATCACTTCATCAGCAGTGACCGTAATTTCACCGACACCATTGCACGTCTCGCAATCACATTCGCAGCTAGGGCAATCGTGTTCACACCCACTCCCACCGCAATGATCGCAAGTCTCTGTATATCCCTTTGGCAAGGTAAGATAGGGAATTTTGTGATCAGAGATTGGCACAGCATCGGGAGGCATGGGGTTGGCGGAGAATAGTTCTTCCACATTAGGAGTAGGAGCGTCGCTGCTTTCGGCAATATCATCTCGCCTGGGAACGCGAATTAAAATATGCCCATTGGTGGCGTATGTGAACTCTCCGGCAGAGAATGGAATTGCTATTCTTTCCCGCGACGGATCACAGTATTTCTGAAGATCGATCATTTGATATTCCCCTTTCTGGATATGGGCCAGCTCAGTCACCCCACTCTGGCCCGAATGTTAAACGGCTT